TTCATAACAGCCCCAAAAATGCAGAAATCCCGGGAACCCTTGTTTTTCAAGGATTCCCGGGATTCTTTCAGGATGAGCCCGGCGGGATTCGAACCCACGACCTTTTGATTCGTAGTCATCAGGAAATCGTTATTTCACAACGCTTTCCAGACCCAATGCGGGCAATATGCGGGCAATTAAAGCCGGTTTTAACCCTCGTTTTCCGCCCCATCAGGCGGCTTGACTTCCCCCTGCCCTTCCTCCAGCACCAACGCATTTCCGGCGTTCGCCGCGTCGATCAGGCCCTCGCCGATAATGTAGGCCACCACGGCAGCCCCCGCCATGATCAGCGCGGTCACCTCTGTGGCCGTCTCCTGCTCGCCTCCGAAGGCGATGATCAGCATGGTCACAAACTGAGCGATGGCCGCCCAGAACTTCCGGCTCGTGAGCTTCGTCTTCCAGTCAATCATGCTCTTTTCTCCATCCTTTCCAGGTCATCGATCCGGTGATTCGCCACCCGGATCTGTTCCTCCATCACCGGCACCCGGCTGGCGAAATCGTTGTGTTTGCGGACTTCTCGCGTCAGCTCCTCCAGCTTCGTATCGGTCACGGCCTGGTGCTTTTCCAGTTTCGCGTCGAGCCGGATGTCGGACAGTTCGGATTTTTTGTCCATCTGTGCGAGTGTCTGTCTGTTGGCCGCCAGCACGGTGATGATGGTTCCAACGATGCTGATGCCGCCCGTGATCATGGCAACCAGAACCGCGTCGCTCACGGGAGCCACCCCCTCAATCCTGCGCGTATGTCCATTACGGATCAGCTCCTTTCGTCGCGGCCATTCCGGCCTGATACAGCAGTCGTTCGATGCTGGCAACACGTTTTTCCAATGCTTGGTACATGGCGAAGGTCACCGCCGATGGGGGAGATGCGGGCTGGTAGCTCTGCCCGGTTTCAACCCCGGTCTGAACCTCCGGCTCGGTCTCGGTGAGGTACTCCGCCATGACCCAGCCGGTCACGCCCTCGTACTCGACCCGATACCAGACAATATCCGAACGTTCCAGCACGGTCAGCTTTGTCCCGTTCGGAATCCGCGCTTTGACATTGCTGTCTTTGCTTTTACTCGCCCGGAGATTCAGCACTCCGTTGTTTGGCGTTTTGACCCATGCGTCCACGCGATCACCTCCATCCGTGTTTTGTTCCGTGTAGTCCACGTCCTTCAGCCGCCCCCAATGCGTCCAGGCCTTGCTCCACCTGTCTTCCCGCACCCGCATCCCGTTGGTCGATGCGTGGATGATGTGCGGAGGATTCACCGAAACGACCAGCCCGATGTGGAAGAAGTCTCCCTCGCCATCCGGGTACTTTGCCGTGTCCGCTGCGCGATGCTTGAACACCGCCATGCCGGGGCGGAGCTGGTCGGCGCTGTGAATCTCGCCGCGGTCGGACAGGTAGCGCCGCCAGATGGCATTGGAACCGTGGTAGATGCTCGCGCCCTGGAGCCTGTAGGCCCGCACGAACATCCCGGAGCAGTCGATCCCGTTCCGGTCGTTGGTTCCGGGGGAGACATACGGCCAGCCCAGCGCCTCGCGGAAGGATGCGATCAGCTTCTCCAGATTGAGCAGGCCCATTTACTCAGCCTCCTCGACCATCCTGCTGGCGTAGTTGCTCCAGTTGGTTGCGGCCTGATAGGCGGCGAGGATGGAGTGGTCTTCGCTGTAGGGGACGTAGAAGACGCTGTCTGAAGGTAGGCTGCTGAATGCGTTTGTGTTTGCAAGTGTTGGCGGCGTTGTCGGTTTGAGATACACTACGTCAACGAAGTAACACGATACATACACATGCGCGTCAATTTCGGTCACACTTGGCGGTACGAAAATTGCTGTTCTTGCATAATTGTTTTTGAATGCGTTCGCGCCAAGTCTTGTGATCCCTTTCGGCATGGTTGTCTCAGACAGGCCGTCGCAGCTCTGGAACGAATAAGCACCAATTATCCCGCTTGCCGCACCGCCTATAGATATGCTCCTGATGCTACCGCAATTGCTGAAGGCGTATGCATCACTCATTGTTGCCCCGCTTGGGAGCGTGACATGCTTCAACCCGTAGCAATAGTAGAACATGTAACTCGCGATTCTTGTCAAATAGTTTGGAAGTGTCACATCAATCAGACCGCAGCAATATGAGAAATAATATCCGCCCGAGTAGGTCGTATTGATATTGTTGCCCAGCCTGACGTGCTTGATCCATCCGCCCATGTATCTGTTTCCGGCGTTGCCTGCTGTTGTTGACCCATATAATGTGTGATTGTTGGAACCGACGAGGATCATTGTGCCGCTTGTGACATCAAGGGTTATATCATATTCGCCGCACTCTTGATATGTGTGATCCCGGTTTGTAGCAGAGTTTGAAGTCACCCCGCTGTACGTTACCGGGTTGCTCCCGTCTCCCCAGTTGACCGTCACGCCTTTAGCGACAGTTTGCCCGAATCGCACACAGAACTTTCTCTTGCTCGCAGGTGTATCCGGCGGTATACAGAGCTTGATATGCGTCTTCCCATCCGTCGGCACGTACATCTGCCCGACATACACCGTCTGCTCCGGCATCGCCGCCAGTTGCTCCCTGATCTCCGTCAGCGTCCAGTTCCAGCCTTGGCTCGTCAGCGGGATCTCGTCTCCGCTGTGATCCGGGTTGTCGGGGAGCGCGGAGAGGGCGTCGATCTCGCTCTGCGTGTAGGAGTCCACGATGGAGCCGTCGTAGTCGATCAGCACCAGCCTTGCGTTGGGCTTGATCGTGCCGCCCCCGCCCCCTCCTCCGCCGCCCTGGTTCGTGCCGACCACCTTCTGCCCGTTGACATACGCCGTTTTCCCCTGCGCGATGTCAGCGGCCACAGCGGTCGCGTCCGTCGTATCGTCGAACTGCGCCAGCGGGCCCTCCTGCGTCGGCAGTTTGATCGCCGGACAGTCCGGGAACACAGCGCCCATCAGTGCTACATTTTTCGCCATTGCTCTCCCTCCCTTACTGGATCGTGAGGACTTTGGTCGTGCTGTCCTGGCTCACAGCGGGCACGGTGAGTCCGCCCTGGACGCCAAGGATGCTTTTCCCCTGCAGGATGTTCCCGGCCACGCAGTCTGCCACCGCCGCCGGGGCCAGACCGACGCTGCCGCCGGTGGTGAACCCCGCGGGGATCGTCACCGTCCCGCCCTTCGCGCTGATCGTGCCGCCGGTGCCGCCGTTGTTCGGCATGGAGCCGGTGTAGAGGGTGCCGTCCGCGTAGGCGGAGCTGCCTTCCAGCAGCTTGTCGCCGCTGTCAAGCGTCGCGTCGCTGGTTTCCACGAAGCGGGCTGTGCCGCCGCCCACCAGCGGGATATTGACCTCCGGGCAGTTGGCGTACTGCACGCCGTTGATGATGACCGTTCTCTGAGCCATTTTACTCTCCTCCGTTTCGTCAGCTGACGGTGATGACCCGTCCGTCCCATGTGATATGGCCCCAGTCCGGCGGGATCGGCGCCACCACGATCTCGGCGGTGACCGTCATGGGCACCGTCACCTCGCTCACGTTCACCCGCATCGGGATTTCAAGCGTCTGCCTGTTCACTCAATCACCCTCCTCAACAGATTCCCGGAGATGTCCACATACGCGATTTCACTCGCGGCGCGGTTGCCCTCCGCGTCCGTCCAGTTTGCTTGCACCGCAATCCGCCCCACGGGGAGAGCTCCCGTCTCCTCCTGGGTGAGCCTCACCCCGATGCTGTGCTCCTCCACATCGAGGTCTTCGCCCGTCTTGTGCATCGTCTCCCCCCTCGCCTGGATTGAGACGTACACGCTGTGCATCTGGGTGAAGTCGATCTCGATGTCGCTGAATGTCAGCGTGAATGTTGGCGTCGTATACTGTGGTACGCCCATGCTCATCCCTCCAGTTAAACAGCAATTTTACGGTTTCTGGTCGGTCTGCTCTTCTTTCGGTTCCTTCGGCTCCTCATACTGATACGGCAATCTGCTGACTTCTCTGGCGAATACGGGCGTGTACTCGTCCAGCGTCATGCCGCCTTTCTGCCCGATGATCTGTTGCAGAGCCCGCTGTGAGGCAGTAGCGGTCAGCGCCTGAAATACCGCTGTCTCATAGACCGAAAGAATGAAAGATTCGCAGGCTTTTTTATCGGCCGATTCGTAGACAGGCTGGCCATCCTCAACGGTTTTCAGCAGCTCGCCCGCAAAGGCGCGCCTGATACGCTCCTTCCCGGATTGCAGGATAACGTTCAGAGATGCGCTTTCCATGTTAAGCCTCCTCAGTCGGTTCCGGTTCGGGCTGCGTATGGTTCCAGCAGACATGCTCCAGCTCCACGCCGTCCACGTTGATTACTGCCGCATATACATAGTCTGTGTTTGAATCCTTCCCATAGGCATATGCGCCGAGGTAAGCATGATAGCCCTGCCATACGGCATCCGCTGTGTCCTTCACGACAACGCCTTTTTCAATCGTGCCGTTGGTGCGTTTGATCTGAATTAAGAAGTATTTTTCCATCTTGTTTTTCCCTCCTTACACGGCCAGCCCAGCGCCTCGCGGAATGAGGCGATCAGGCGGGTGAGGTTAATCATGGAGGATCACCCCGTTACTCAGCCGCCGGAGCCTCCGGCTTGATCCACTTCTCGCTCATCAGCACCAGGTCGCTCAGAGCCTCCGTGATCATGCAGGATACGAAGTCCGTATCCTGGTTCTGCCCGTAGGCGTAAGCGCCCAGATAGGCGTGGTAGCTCTGTAGTGCAGCTTCGTAGCTGTCTTTCACTACGATGCCCTTGTCGAAGGTTCCGTTCGTCCGTTTGATCTGGTGCAGGAAAAATTTGTTTTCAGTCATTGTTTTTCCCTCTCTTTCTGTTGGTTCGTGCAGGTCTTGTTACTTCGTTATGCAGCAATTGTACGAGTGTATTGTCGTTAACCAGCTTACGGAATGATCAAGCGGTTTTTACAAACAGTAATCCAATCGATAATACTGTGTTATCTGGCGGCATTCCGTTGGCAAAGGTGAAATTTCTGGTGTATACAACGATATTTCCACCTTGTAATTGATAGGCAAAAGTATACCCTGGATTAGTCCCGCCAGCATAAATATGGCTAATAAATAGTATCGTATTACCGCTGTTAAATCCCGATGGATAACTAATTGTAAAATATCCAGTCTTGATAGTTGCTTCAATAGTTTGCACAACAAACTTGCTGTTTAACGTCGCAACCTTCCCCTGCAGATCATTCAGCCCGCCGCTCGTATTCGCCGACAGATTGCTGGTACTCAGCGCCGCATTCGTGCCGATGGCCGCCGTGGCCTTGTACAGCCCGTCCGCAAGGCTCACATGGTTGCGCACGTACACAAACTGCCCGGACGCAATCGCCGCGTGGGTGTTGCCGTTGGCGACAATGGCCAGCCCGTCCTGCACCGCCGCCACCGCCGTGTTGGTCTCCGTCAGGTCGCTCGCTGCCGCAGCCCCGATGTTGGCACGGGCCTGCGCCTGCTGGGCCTCCGTCAGGCTCTGGGCGCTGATGGTCACCACGTCCCGCCGCAGCTTGTCCTTCAGGTTCTGGCCGTACAGGCATTCCGCCATAGGCGCCGCGCCGGCGCCGCCGAAGAACTCCAGCCCGTGCTCGCTGCAGGTATAGCCCGGGTTGATCGCCAGGCTGTGGGTCTCCGGCGCGGTGCGCACCGCGTAGATCCAGTCCGTGTCCGCCTCCCAGGCGCGCCCCGCGGCCTCCAGGGCCGCGATGTTCTCCGCGCTGTAGGCCATGCGCTCGATCCGGCTGATCGCCTGCTGGGCGTCCAGGTTGATCTCGTCCGCCACCTCGCCCACGGCGCACAGCCCCCAGGGCAGGTACGCCATCGCGGTGCTCAGGTCCACCGTGCTCTCGCTGTAGAGCTGGAAGTCCCCACTGTAGCCCCCCGTCCAGTCGCTCCAGGTTGGGTAGATGTAGGTGGTGGCGTCCCCGCCGGTCACATGCACGAAGCCGTCCCCGGGCACGTTGAACAGCCCGCCGTTGGGCTGGATGCTCTGCCCCGCGCCGCCCTCCGGATCCGTCCAGCGCAGCGCCGTCCAGCTGCCGCCCACGCGGTAGCCGTACTGCTCGCTGTAGCGCGTCACCCGCGCCCGGGCCGTCTGGGTGTCGTAGAGGTTCCAGCCGGTGGCCGTCAGGCTCTGCGGCGCGGCGGGGGTGATGGTCCCCCGGTCCTCCTTCACGTACTCCACGCGGATGTGGTCCCCGCTCGCCGGCGTCCCCGTCACGGTGATGCCGTACAGGGCCGGGTCCGCGCTCCAGTCCGTCGTGTAGTAGAAGTCCATCGTGCAGCTCTCGTCCACGGCGGCGCGCCACGCGGCGGCGTCCAGCGCGGCCTCGATGGGCTCCGTCCGCGGGATCGCCTCCACCGTCATCTCCAGCACCTCTTCCACGACCCCCGTGTGGTCCATCCGGCCCCGGACGCTGATCAGCGTGGCCGCGCCGTCGCTGATGGACGCGCCTCCGCCCGTGGTCCGCAGCGTGAAGGCGCCCTCGATCTCCTGGTTGTCGTCCGTCAGCAGCTGCTGGGCGTTCTGCACCTCGGTCACGGTCACATCCCCGCTGCCGTCCGGCAGGGCGCCGTTCACGCTCTTCACCGCGGCGGCGTCCAGGGCGCGCAGGGCGTCCCCCGCGGCCTTGGCGTCCGCGGCTTTGCCGGCGCCCGCCAGGGTCGCGTCCACGTCGGAGCGGGGCAGCAGGCCCAGCAGCGCGTCGCTGATGGGGGTGCTGTCCGTATCGCTCACGGGGATCTCCTCGCCCGTGCGCTCCAGCATGTCCGCCACGGTGGCCGTCTGCCCGGCCCCCGCGGGGATGTCCGCGGCCGTCTTCCCGTCGATGCGCTGCACCGCCGCGGTCACCGTCTCCGTGCCGCCGCTGGTCACGTCGATGTCCTCGCCTGTTACGATGATCAGGCCCTGCGCGTCCGCACTCTGGCCGTTCACGCGGATCGCGGTCTGCACCTCGCTCCGGTCAGCCTTCAGCGCCAGCGCGTCGCCCACGGCCTTCGCGTCGGCGGCCTCGCCCTCGATGCTCAGGCTGTCATCGATCGGCACCGTCATCACGTTGACCGCGTCCACGCCCATGGTGATCCGGGTGTTCAGTTCATCAGCCATTTCTCATTCCCCCCGTCAGATGTCCGCCTGCACGGCCAGCAGCGTCATCGGCAGCAGCTTGCCCTGCCCGTCGATGCCTGGTGTGCGCACAATGTCGCCGTCAACGATCCGGCCATTTTCATCATAGTAAGGATGCACCACGAAGCGCACCTCCCAGGTGTAGGCGCCCGGGTCGAGCTCGTCCGTGTCATTGTTATGCAGCTGCACCAGCGCCACGCCGTTGCCCAGCTCCTGATTGTCCAGGGCATAGATCCGCTCGATCACGATCTGCCCGGCAGCGTTGCGCACGGTGAATACCGCCCGGTCATCCGCCGTGAAGGCCACGCCGTCCGTCCGCTCGCCGGCGATCTCAAAGGCGCCGGTGTCGCCCACATTCATCTCGATCAGGCCCGTGTTCGCGTCAACCTTAAACATTTACGGCCACCTCCTCAGTCCTGCGGTGATCAGCCGCTCGCTCTCCTGCCGCACGGAGAAGAGCGCGCAGTATTCCGTGAAGACCTTCTTCTCCCCGTAGTCCACGCTGGTGATCTCCTCCGTCAGGTTCTCGTTCTCATACAGCAGGTCGAAGACGCTGCGCATCGTGGCCTCCGGATCCTCGATGTACAGGAAGATCACGCCCGGCGCGGCCTCCGCCGCGTAGGCATTGGGGATCACGGTCTGTCCGTCCCCCAGGGTGATGTATCTGTCCATGGGGCCTCCTTTCTCAGGCGTCCCCGCCGTCCCCGTCCGGCTTCGTCAGCTCGTCGTAGACCTCGGAGAGCAGCTGCAGGCACGCGGCCAGCAGGTTGATATTGTGCTTGGTGGGCTGGATCTCCAGCCGCTGGATCATGGCGTAGACCTTGCCCAGTTTTTCCTCCATGGTTTTCTCCTCTCTTATCTCGCCCAAAGGTAGAAGGTCGCGCTCGGCGCCAGGGCGGCGCTGAGGGTGCAGGTGCAGGTGTAGGTGCGGCTCTGCTCGTTGTAGGCGCCCCTGGTCATGGTGACCCGCGTCTCGGCGTTCCTCGCGGCGTTCCAGCCGTTCTGGTAGGCCGGATTCGCCACCTGTGCAGCGATGCGGTCGGCTCCGAATTTGATGTACGCATAATTGTTGTCAACGGAAACGGTGTATACATGCGATGCGGTCTGATTGTAGTTCGATGACGGATGGGTGATTGTCATGCTGGCAGTTTCCGTGTTGTCAGAGGGCCAGTCCAACTTGTTATATGCAGCTGTCCACCCGTCGGTTCGTCCGTTGTTGTACCGGCTCTGCGCGTTCACGGTGAAGGTGGCCCCGGTGTTGTACAGGGTCTCGTCGTCCGAGCCCTCGTAATAACGGATCCTGCCGTTGTACTGGTTCGGGTTCGTGGAGTCCCAGCTCCCCGCCGCCGCCACGCCGAGCAGCTGGGTGCTGTACCCCTGGGGTTGCGCCGTGACGGTCAGCCTGCCATTGCTCCATGCGTAGCCAATGCTGGTCACGGCCCGGCTAAAAGTCCCGATGTCCTCCCAGGTGGGGGACGAATCGCTGGCTCCCAGCCGGTAGGCCTGCAGCGTGTAGGTATTGCCGTTCTGCACGATCTGCAGGCCCTTGATGGCCTTGTGCACGTTGTTGCTCAGATTGATGTAGGTGTTGCCGTGGGCGTCCGTGCCGCTCTTCACCAGGCAGCTGCCATTGAAGGCCACGCTGCCGTTGGCTGTGATCGCGTTGGTGGTCAGGGTGCCCAGGGTGGCGATCTTCGCCCCGATGCTCTCCGCGGTGAATTCGCTGGCGTTCAGCTTACCGGCGATCACCGTGGTCGATTTCGTGTTGCCGATGTACACGTGCCCGGCGTCGATGTGCACCTCGCTCTCGCCGGTGGTGCTGTTGATCGCCAGCACGATGCTGGCGGCCGTCACCTCGCCGTCATCCCCAACGGCCTGCACGATCTGGGTGATCTTCCCGGCCTCGACATCGATCCGTCCGCTCAGTGTCCTGTCCGCGCTCGTCCGGTCGGTCACTTCCTGGGTGATCCTCCCGGCCTCGATGGTGATCCGGCCGCTCAGCGCCTCGTCACCGTTGACCCGGTCGGTCACCTCCTGGGTGATTCGTCCGGCCTCGATGGTGATCCGGCCGCTCAGGTCACTGTCGCCGTCGATCCGGTGCTGCACCTCCGCGGTGATGCGTCCGGCCTCGACATCGATCCGGCCGCTCAGCAGCCCCTCGGCCGTTGTGGCCCGCGTCACCTCGGCGGTGATCCGTCCGGCCTCCACCGTGATCCGCCCGCTCAGCAGCTCGTCCTGCCTGCCGCGCTCGGCGGCTTCCAGGCTGATCGCCGTCTCGTTCTGCTCGATCGCCGTCCAGGCGTTGACCAGATCCCCCTCGGCGCGCTGCACGCGCTGGTGGATGCCCTCGCCGTCCACGATGATGCTGCTCACGCGGCTCCAGTCGATGGTGCCGTCCGTGCGCCCGACGATCGTCTCCGCCACCATGGCCACGTGATCGGTGGTGTCTACAAACCAGGCGTGATCCTCCTCGTCCTTCTTCGCGCCGGCGCGGCCCCCGCGCCCGCTTCGGGTGCGCTCCTGCTTCAGGATCGTCTGCACGTCCGTCAGCTCGTTGGCCAGCGTCACGCTCACGCTCTCCGGGTCGCGGATCTTGTCCCGCCAGCTTAGCTTCACGATGCGCTCGCTCACGGTCGTGCCGTATTCCGGCAGCGGAACCCGGCACACCGCGCCCAGCGTCAGCCGGTCCAGCGCCTCCCCGGTGCTCTCGGAGAGCTCCAGCCCGGAGATCTGCACGGTGATCTTCGGCGTGCAGTGCCGCCGCAGCCGATCCTTCGCCCAGGCACGCAGCGCGTCCTCCGTGGTCAGGCTCTGATCCGTCTCCACGCGGCTCACCCCGCCCCAGGTCGCCTCGTTCCTGCTCAGGTACTTCTCCGGAAGCTGCAGGTTGTTCTGGCCGATGGGGTAGATCCTGGTCATCAGGCCGTTGCGGTCAACGGTCACGCTCAGCGTTGTCAGGTTCCGCCCCCGCCGCATCTCGCAGGTGGGCGTCGAGGGCGCCCGGCGGATGTACAGCCGGAAGGGCACGTGGCTCAGGTCGTATTCCCACACCGCGTCCTCCAGGGCGCTGCACACCGTCTCCAGCGCCTCCCAAAGGGTGTCCCGATTGAAGCTGTAGGGCTGGATTACATCGTAATCGCACCCGCCCAGCGTCCAGGTGTTTTGGTAGCTCAGGATCTTCCTGATCGCCGCCGTGGCGCTCACGCCGCTGTCCGTTCCGCCCATAGCCTTCGGGTCGAGATCCGCGTCGGTGACGTCGTCCTCCAGGCTGTGGATGATGTGCTCCAGTGTCAGCGTCCGGGTGCCCGTGTCGTACTGCTCCTCTGCGGTCTTCACCCGCCACACGGTGCCCTTGCCCGGCTCCGTGTCCTCCAGCAGCCAGGTGCCGACCTTGATCTCGGCCTCCTCGTCCGGCAGGGTCACGGTCGCGGTGCTCCCGCGCTCGGTCAGGGTCAGGCTCTCCGTCTCGGGCACGAAATGCCGCGCCGGCGTCAGGGTCTGCCCATTCAAAACGATCATACGAACCTCCCCGGCATCCTCACCGTCATCCGGCAGGCTCGGTCAGCGCTGAAGGACGCGCTCACCGTCCCCGGCATCACCGTGAAGTCGTCCGCGCTGCTCGCGCTCCTTGCGCTCATGCAGCTGCGATATGCGCCGTCCGCGGCGAGGATCCGCAGCCGCAGCACCCCGTCCTCCCGGTGGTCGATCACTAAGGATTCCTTCGCCTTCAGGCCCAGCGAGGCGAATTTCATCGTATTCCCGCCGACCTTCACCGTCACCGTGTTGATTTGCATGCCGCTCACGTTCGCCAGCGTCACGTCCGCCTGGGTCTGCGCGCTGCCGGCGACCTTCGTCCGCCCGCTGCCGCTGGCCGTGGCCTCCGTCAGGCTGATCACGCCGTCCGGCTCGATCTCCTGCCAGTAGGGCACGCCATAAGCCCGGAAGGTGAGCTCATAATTCCCCGCCCAGTTTTTCTGGTCGCCAGCACCGGGCGCCTGAGCGAGGATCACGAAGAGGCGCCTGTTCTCTTTGTAATTCACGGTCATCCACGCGCCGCCGCGCAGCCGGTGCGCTTTCGCTGCCCAGGCGTTCACCCTGTCGAAAAGCTCGCTGCGCGCCGGCATGTCGCTGGGCTTGATCCGCAGCGCGAAGGTCACCTTGATGTCGAGGCTGTCCCGGTGCCCGCCGGTCAGGCGCGATCCGGATCCGCCCCACACGCTCACCGCGCTCAGCTGATCCTTCCCGGCCTCCTCGGAGATGCCCTGGATCACGATGCGGTCGTCCACCTCGTCCAGCTGCGCCCCGTCGAGCGCCACTCTGTGCCGCAGTATCATCTAATCACCTCAAATCGCGCTGGCGATGCGCTGGCTGACGTAGGGCGCCACCAGGCGGCCCACGATCGCGCCGTCCAGCGTCACCACGATATTGCCCACGCCGTCCGCCGCACCCGTGCGCACCGCGCTCTGGATCAGCCCAGGCAGGCCGCTCAGATCTGCGCCGGTCGCGCCGCTGTGCTGCTCGTACCAGCTGACGGGCAGGTCTTCCAGCCCGCGGGTCTCTTCGTCAGCGTCCAGCTGCGCCATCAGGCGGATCAGCTCATTGAAGAGCCCGTCCTGTCCCTCGAACGCCGCTTTCAGCCCCAGATAGTCCTCGTTTGTGCTGTTCCTGTCGCGGAAGAGATCCCAATAGCCCTGGGCGGCCTCCCACTGCTCCGGGCTGATCGTGTTCATCGCCCGCACAGCGTCGGAGATCCCCGGGATGTAGCCCGGCGTGCTCCCCACCGCGGCGGCCTTGCCCGCCTCGGTGGGCGTGCCGTCCTCGTGCACCAGGTCGCTCCATTCCGCGTCCCCGCCGCTGGGCGTCAGCAGCACCGCGGCGCCGGCCGCCCAAGGCAGCGCCTTCACGATCCCGCCGAGCAGCCCGCTGAAGAATCCACCCCCGGATACTGCATTCCCGGCAGCATCTGCAGCAGGGGCATCCCCGCCGAGGCTGGGGAGGTTGCCGAAGAGCTTGATCGTCTTCAGGTTGGCCACAATCTGGGCGATCTTCAGCGCCATTCCGGCGCCCTTGCCTACCAGCCAGAAGGCCGCCAGCGCCTCCATGCCCTTCAGCACGGCGTCGACATTGCCCTCCTCGGTGAACCACTTCAGCAGGTCGCTCAGCGTGGTCAGCACCTGGCCGATCACCTGCACGACCCCGTTCTCACTGCCCTGCAGCTCCTCACCGACATTGCCCATGCTCTCGGCGGCGGCGCTGATCGCCTCGCCCAGCCGGGTGAAGAAGTCGGTCAGGTTCTTTTCCAGATCCGCGATCGCCTGATCCCGCTCCGCCTGGCTGTCGGCGTTCATGAAGCCGATCAGCGCGTCGAGGATCCCCTGCGCATTGCCTGTCAGATCCAGCGACAGCTGCCCGAAGGCCCCGGCGATGAAGGAATCCTTGAATGCGCTCCAGGTCTCCGCAATATGATCCACCTGCTCGGCCAGGTCGCTCATGGTGCCCAGCTGGTCCTCGGTCATGCCCAGGCCGCCGTTTTCGGCGTCAAATTCACCCAGTGCTCCGCGGATCTTCTCCCAGTCGTTGACCAGATCCATCACGCCGGTGGCTCGCTTCTCGCCGAAAATCTCTCCCATGGCGTTTAGCCGCTGGTCGTAGTCCATGCCGCTCAGGGAGTCCATCACGGCCATGGCGTATTCCCACTGGTCGGCATACTGCGCGCCGGATACGCTCGTCAGCTCTGCGATCTTTTTCTGGTCACCCATCGCGATGCGGTTTACCGCAGACGTCATGGTGTTAAAATCATCTCTGCTGGATCTAACTGCATGATACCATTTCTGGATATTTGTCGCGCTGGTGTTCCAATAACCAGCCAGGTCGCCCCAGTCGTTCGCCCGGCCCGCCAGCTCCGTGATCTCGTCCCACAGCTCGGTCACCGCGCTGCGGATCGTGCTCACCATCCCGGTGAAGATCGTCTCGATCCCGTCGCTCACCGTGCTGGCGACGTCGGCGATCCCGCCGATCGCTTCGGCGAAGCTCTGCGTGGCGATCACGCCATCCGCGGCGCTCCCCGCCACCGCGCGCATGCCCTGCGCGGTGTCATCCAGCCCGCCCTGGGTGCTCGCCAGGGCGTTGTTCATCTCCGCCAGGCTGGCGCGGGCATTGTTCAGCGAGGTTTCCCACTTGGCCACGACCTCGCTGTTGTCGCCGTACTTCTCATTAACCTCGGCCAGCACTGCGCGCAGCTGGGCCACGACCTTCTCCTGCTCGGCGATCTGCTTGCGCAGGTTCTTTGCCTTAACTGCGTTTACTTGCTGTTTCGTGGCGTTTGCGCCAAGCTCGGCGGTCTCGGCCTTCAGCTCGGAGCGCAAGGTCTTCAGGTTACGCTGCGCGTCCTTTAGAGCGGCCTTATACTCTTTTTCGCCCTCCAGAACAATTCGCTGCCTGATGTCTCCGTTGGCCAATCTCCGTCACCTCACAGTTTCTCGCCAGCTAACCGGGCGTCATATTTCGCCCGGATATTAAACATATCAACAATCCAGCCCGGCGTCATCCGCCGGGCCTGTTCTATCTGCACGCCGGCGATCAGCGCGTAGCCGTAATACTCACGGGCTCGCGTTTCACGCCGGTTTACACGTTTTTTTCGATCTCCTCGAGGTATTCGTCGTGGATCTTATCGTCGGCCTCATTTCCGCCGCTGGTTTCCGCCTTAGATCCCTCTTCGATTGCCTGCTTGACAATCGCGACAACCTTCCCGACAGGTGTATGCTTCACTTCGTCGCCTGTCACAATAGGCGCAAGTCCGGCAGCATCCCGTGCGCTGTTCGCCAGTATCCTGAACACAACAGATACTGTTTTTGAAAGGCTTGTACCCTCTGCTCCCTGCAGGCTTGCAAACATCTTTTTGATACCGCCGAATTCCTGCTCGATCTGTTCCAGTGCCCACATATCAAACAGCAAGTCATATTTTGTACCGTTGATCGTGATCGATGCCATTGTTTACTCCTCCTTGAAGAAAAAGCCAGAGGCGGGAGGCTTGCCCCCGCCCCTGATCATGATTAAGAGATGCCAGCCTTGCCGTTCAGCCAGGTACGAACAGTGGCTTCGGTCGCATTGCGCAGATGAGAATAATAGACCGTGTTCCCGTCAGCGGTCAGCTGCACGCCCATCGCGTCGCCGGACACCGTTTCCGTCTGGAAGTCGATGTTCTCGCCCTTGGTATTGGTGCTGTCGCTTTCCTTGGAGAACTGAACCTTATAAATCCAGAATCCATGATAGGAAACGGCACCCTTGAAGCGTTCCTTGCGGATGAAACCGACACCCACAAAGGGGCTCTCGGCATCCGTAACGTTCAGCTCGTTGCCAGTACCCTCAACATGGCCGAGGAACGCCTTTTCAAGCGCGTCGGTCATGTTGCTGAGCTCCAGGCTGACATTCACGCCCGTGACGCTGTTCTCGGCGTCGATCTTGTGATCGTCAGCATAGAAATCAACGTCGGCCCGCTCCTCGTTCAGGTCGGCCGTGATCATGTAATCGTCCAGCTTGATACCGGTGCCATACACGATCGCCGAACCATTACCGCCGGAAGTGAAAGGGGCATAGGTCAGCCCCTTGATTCCGATCTTTGCCATAGTGTTTTCACCTCATTATCTCGTTCTTGATGCGCTCAGCTTCTGCCGCCATGGCTTGGCTGACCGCGTCCTCCAGTGGTTTATGGTTCCCGGTGATAAACTTGTCGCCAGTCTTGTCGGTTTTACGGCCACCGTAACCATAGTTGATCACAAACGCCTTGGTCGCGTTGCTGATCCCCCTGCTGTCGTATTCCTGCGGATAAACATCCTGCCAGCACGCGTCGATGTCCTCATGATAAAGCCCTGGGGCGATGTGCTCCTGCATGGATCCCGTTACAACGTGATGATAGGTTCTCACCCTGGTCTGAAGCACTTTAATGGCAGCATTGCACCCGGCCGCGACAATCCGCTTTGCAGCAGCTCGCCCGCCCAGCTGCTCCAGCTGAAGCTCCAGCCCTTCGACCCCGTTGGTTATCATTTTCATCCGGCATCAACGCCTTCAGGTTGCACCAGTTCGCCATAAAGGCTCACCTGCCACGTCCAACGCACTTTGCCGATCTGATAGTCGAACTCGCGGCTGATCGTGTGGGTCGTGTCCACAGTCCCATCCTCCTCGAGGTCTTCCAGCTTGGCCTGCACCTTCCCCGGCCAGGTGTCATCGTCACCTTTGACATACAGCGAAACGACCACACGCCAGACAGTGTCGATCAAATGGCCATCAGCCCACAGCTGATTAACGTCTCCGGTGAACTCAACCACGCCATAGTTATCTGGCGCTTTGTTCAGCCAGGCGTCCCGGACGAACTCAATGCCCTCAATCTCGTTCAGTTTCTCAACCAAACGATCAATGACGTCATGCGTCGCCGCTTTCTTCGCCCGTGCCATTCTCATCATCCCTCTCTGCTGTGATCTCGATCCCGCCGTCGCTTGTCAGGTATGTTCTGATCACCCGATAAACCTGATCCTTATACCGCAGGATTCGTTCGCCCTGATAATCTTCATCCAGCGTCAGCTTGAAAACAAGCTCCGGCTGGTGGCCTGCATTCAAGGCGTTATAGTATTCGGTTCTCGTCACGCTGCGGAGTTCTGCCAGGACTTCGCGCACCGTCTCGACAATTGTTTCATGCACACCGTGCGCGCGCCGGTTCTCGGTGATCAGACTGATTGTTGTCGCCCTGATCATCTGTCACCACTCCCCGTATTCTGTGTAGTTGTACGCGTGCATCAGCGTGACTTTCTGATCGTCGTATGCGCTCCTGAGCCGTTCATAATCGTCCGGGCTTCCGAAGTTCATGCGTGCGTAAGTAATCAGCGCACGCATGCACAATTCGTCCGTCAAAGTGCTGTTGTCCTGGACACCCTCGCTTGTGACGACAAAGGACACCGTGCCGGGGAGCACAACCCCGGCAGCGGTCAGATCACGCGCTCCGGCGCCAAGTAACGACGCGATCTCAGCGTCATAGGCATCCGTTGTAATCCGCAGCGCCAGTTTTGTCTCGTTCAGCATCGGTTCATCCTCCATAAGAAGGGGCGGAGGCATTGCTGCCCCCGCCCGATTTCATCAGCCTATCAGGAAGCCGCCTTGGTGTAGCGCACCAGACCGACGCCGGTGGGCTTGCCATCGCCCAGGGCCATGCCACGGAACACGGTGGAACCGGTACGGAAGGCCACGGAAGCGTCACTCTCGACCTCGACATCCTTGGCGAAGTTCCACACATAGCCTTCCTTCAGGTCGCCGAAGATGATGTCGGTGCCGACGCCGTCCTCGATGATGACCGGGAAGCCGAACACGTTGTACTTCGCGGGCGCCTGCGGATCGGCGACGACCACGGGCTGCTTCTGGGTGGTGGTCACGTTCAGCACGTTGCCGTAGAACGTGGCGCGGCTCATCACGAAGC